TACTCCTGCTGTTTTAAAAACTGTATTAGTAGCAAGACCTTTTGGTGGAGTATTTAACACAAAAGAAGTAATTGTATTAACAGATGGAAATCATTTACAAGATTATAGTTTTCCAATTAAATTAACAGAGAAAACAGATCTAGAATTTAGAGCTGAATCTAGTTCAGCTTCTGTAAATTTTAATGTATCTGCTTCTCTAAACATATTATATGTACAAAACTAATGGCTAATAGATATATCAATAAATTTTACGATCCATCAGATACGTCACAAGTTACCTTGTATACAGCACCGTCTAATGCAAGAGCAATCATACAAAACATACAATTAGTCAATGAGTCTGGTACTAAAGTTTTTAAAGTCTTTATTACAGACACTTCAGCATCAACAACCTATCAAGTTGCTTATGCAAGTGTCACGGGCCCAACAACATGTAACATGGCCAAAGGACCTTTGATCTTAGAAGAAAATGATATCCTTTTATTGCAAACAACAGACACATCAGCTATAACTGCTGCTGTATCGATATTAGAATTTGATAGAACATAATGAAGACAGTTAACATTAACGGCAAAGACGTTCATGTAATAGAGCCTACTGAGGTCATTACGACCATAAAAAACAAGAAAACAGGGGAAATATACAAGGATGAAGAAGCCGCTAAAAATGTACCGGCAGAAGACATACAAAGAGATGTATTAGTTAAGATGCCAAGCCTTGATTTATTTGGTAAAACCGAGTAATATTGAGCATTTACAGGATTCCATACCTGCCCACTTAACAATTAACTTAAAGAGAATATGGCTATAACAAGAGGACAAATGCAAAGACAATTATATGGTATTGGAAGTTTAGTAGACCGTGAAAAATTCGGTATTGGAAGTAAACTTAAAAAATTTGTAAGGAATATTATTCCTAATGAAGTATCAAAAGTTGCTACAACTATAGCACCTTTTATTGCTCCGTTTGATCCAGCAACTGCTGCAGTATTATCTTCTGTTGGTTCTTTTGATCAAACAGGAAGAATAGGAAGTTCTTTAAAAAGAGGAGCTTTAACTTATGCAGGTGGACAAGCTGCAAGATATATTGGTGGAGCAGGATTTCAAGCTTTACCAGGTCAAGCAGGATTTACAGGTCAATCTTTATTAAGTCCTTCTGCCTATCAAGGTGGAATCATGGGAGCATTAAAACCAGGAACAGCTAGAGGATTAACATCACCTATCGGGACAGAAACAGGTTTAGGTAAATTTTTATCAGGAAGAGGAACGCCAGAAGCTTCTGAAATAGCAGGTGTCGATAAAGAAGTTTACACAGTAGGATCAAAAGCAGATCAAGCTGCTTTAGAACAAGCCATAACCGGAGGAGATTTAGCGGAAGCAGAAGCAATTAGATCTTCAACAGTTTATGGTTCAGATATTCCTGGTGCTATTACGAAGACTGCAACACCTACTATTAGTGTAGGAGACAGAGTTTCTAGTATCATGAAGGGTGATGATATTTTAGGTAATGCATTTGAACTTGCAAAATCTGGAGCAAAAACAATATTTACAAATAAAGACGGTTCAATAGATAAAAGAGCTGTCATTGCAGCTATCGCAGGTGCTGCTTCTTATGCAGAAGCAAGAGCCGCGGCTAAAGAATTAGGAACAGATATTACTGAAGAAGAATACGATGAGGCAACTAAAACAGAAAAATTAGGAGAGTATCAAGGTTACTTACAAGATTTCTTTAAAGGTAAAAAAGATGGTGGAAGAATACCTTTTGCAAATGGATCGGAAGATCCTGCTCCTATATCAGGAGATGAATTAAAAAAGATTATTGAAGAGTTCATGAAGAACCAAGAAAAAGAAGAACAGCTTAGAAAAAAACAAAAAGATGGAACTAATCCTATGGAAGACATGGGTAACATGGGTGTAGTTACTAGAGGTTTACCAGAAGAAGCTTATGAACAAGAAGATCAATCTATTTCTTATATGGATCCAAAAGCAAAAGAAAAAATATTTGAATCTATGGCTACAATGGAACCTGGTTCACGAATGAGTGTGATTGAATTCATGATGAAAGCAGGCAAGATGTCTGAAGATGATTATAATGAATTTATCAATAGACTTCAAATGGGAGTTGAGGAAGAAGAAACAAGGATCACTAAAGATATGGGTGGTAGTGCTTATACTCCAGAACAAGTTTTAAAAATGAAAAGAATTTTATTTCAGTTAGATGATAATCCAGACATTTTAGTCATGGATGATGAAGAAATTGTTCAAATGTATATGCAATTAGCTGAAAATGAAAAAAGAGCTAAAGGTGGTAGAATTGGATATGCTAGTGGCTCAAAGGATCCTAAATTCGATCCGAGTGCTCCTATATATAAAGGTATTAATAAATCACTCGTAAAAGAATTTATCGAAGAGGGTATTCCATTAGGTTATAGATCAGTAGAAGAATACTATAATGATTTCTACGGACGTTCCGATGAGTTTTATAAAGATGGTGGTAGAATTGGTTTTAAAAATGGTAAAACTAAAGAGACTAGAGCTGAATGGGTTGCAAGAAATTACAAAATATTTGATAGAGAAGGTGAATATTTTGCTGATAAAAGAGAAACACCTATTGATTTACCGGAAGATAAAATAAGCTACTTTAGTGAACAAGAAGAATATGAAAAAAGAAATAAAAAAGCAGTAGGGGGTATTATGGACCTTCCAACGGGTCAACCTAGAACCAATCGACAAGGTGTTAATGAATTGGACTATAGACAATCAGGTGGCTTTGTTCCAATCGGTATTAAAGAAAGAGCAGATGATGTTCCTGCAATGTTATCAAAGAATGAATTTGTAATGACTGCTGATGCCGTTAGAGGTATTGGAAATGGTTCTGTTGAAAATGGTGCACAGAAATTATATAATTTAATGAAGGAAGCCGAAAAAGTCGGTAGAGGAGTAGCATAATGGCTGAAACAACTTATACTACGATACAACGTAGAGCACCTTTTTTAGAAGCAGGTCAAGAGGCTTATGTTGATTTATTAACTCAACAAGTTGGAAGAGCTCCAGGTACAGAAGGTGTACCTACATTAGCAGAACTTGCACCTCAAGTTGCACCTACAGATATTTTATCACAACAAGCAAGACAAGCGGCTGCAACTCAAGCAGGTTTAGGATCATTAAGTTTTGATCCAACTACCGGAACTGTAACGGGGGTTGGAGCTGGAACCGGTGTTGCTGGTTATGAACCTTATTTACAAGCGGCAGAAGCACAGCTTGGACCAACTGCATATCAACAATACATGTCGCCGTACCAACAGGACGTAATTTCAACTACGCTTGCAGAGTTTGATAGACAAAGACAAATTAAAGAACAAACTTTAGCGGCTCAAGCTATTGAAGCTGGAGCTTTCGGTGGTGGAAGAGAAGGTGTTCAAAGAGCTGAGTTTGCAGCACAATCAGATTTAAACAGAGCTGCATTACAAGCGCAATTACTAGGTCAAGGATTTACACAAGCACAAAACCTTGCTCAACAACAATTTGCTGCTCAAAGAGGTTTAGCATCGTTACAACCTTCATTGGCGGCAACTACTGTTCAACAATTAGGTGCAGCAGGAACTGCTGAACTTGCTCAACAACAAGCTCTTCTTGATGCACAAAGACAAGCAGCTCAACTTCAATATCAAGAACCCCTTAGTCGAATCCAGGCCCTTGGATCTGGTTTAGCTTCTATTGCAGGAGGTGTTCCTATCACAACAACTCAACAACAACCTACTGCCGCAACTCCTGGCGCGTTATCTCAAGCAGTTGCAACTGCTGCAGGAGCATATGGTTTAGGTAGTATATTTGGAGTTAGATAATGAAAATACTTAATCGTCCCATGTTCAGAAAAGGCGGATCCAGCAAAGGTACAGGTGTAATGTCTATGGTTGAGCCTAGAGAAAACTATCAATTTGGAAGTACAATTAAAAATATTAGAGATTTGCAAACTCAATATCAAACAGAACTTATGAAAGCATCTCAACCTTCTAACGTAGAAAAAGCTGCATTAATTGCACAGATTGCAGGTACACCAGGTGGACTATATGAAAAGATTACAGCTACTCTTCCAACTCAAACTAAAATAGCTGCTCAACAAAGAGCACTAAAACCTGAGTTAATAAAACAAAAAATGGCAGGGGAAATTGAAATTGCAAAATTAGAAGCTGCAGCTGGAAAAGGTACTACTTTTAAAAGAGATTTAAATACAACAATTGAGTTCATGAAAGATTTAAGAAAACAAGGAGATCCTACTTTTAAAAATTTATCTGACGTTCAAATTGAAAAAAGAGCATACGACGATGTATCTAAAAAATACAGAACCAGCAGGTCTCCAACAACAGCTCTTCAAGATATGACTAGAACATATGGTGAAAAAATATCTGAAAAAGTTGGTGATGTAAAAGCAGCGATTAGAGATGGAGATAAAGAAGAGTATGATATTGCTGTAGCAGAATTAATGACTATAAAAAGACTATTTGATAATACTCCAGGATTAAGTGGCTATGGAAAACTATTTGAAGTTCCTCCTTTTCCTGTAAAGGGTAAAAAAGATGGAGGAAGAATAAAACTAAAAGATGGAACAGATCTTGAAATGGTAGACACCGAAAATACTACGCCTGAATTAAAAGAAAAAGCTGAAATGATTGGAGATACTATTGAATCCAATCAACCTGTACAGTCAGGAACTGAATTAAAAAGTTTTACTTATGATGAATTAAGAGGAAGACTTCCCAAAGAAGTAGACGATGGAATAGTAAATCTTTTAGCTAATAGTCAAGAAGCTTTAGAAGATTTTGCATATATTACAACTCAAACAGATATCGGTAATTTCAACCAAAAATATGGTGTGAATTTAACACTTCCGGTATCCGAATAACGGGAGTGCCGAATGGCAGAAGAATCAAGAAGTATAGGCCAGTTTATTAAAGATGCCCTTGAAGGAAAAGCTGGCAGAGAAAGAGCAAGACAAATAAGAACGGGAGAAATAGAACCATCTCCTTTTTCTATCTCAGATCAATTAGTTGCTAGAGGTATTTCTAAAACAGGAGATGTTCCTTTTCAACAAGGGGTAATGAAAGGTGCATCCGACATATTAAAAGGACTCTCACAAATTGTAGGTATCGGAGTAGATATTACTTCTAACTATTTTGATTTTATACCTGATACAGATACTTTAGCTGCTATTGAAGAAGTCTGGCCTAAGATACAAACTGAATCCACGGTAGGAGAAGTTACAGCCTTACTAACACAATACGCCTTACCCGCAGGTATTATTGGAAAAGTCGCTGGACCTTTAGTCAAACTTAAAAAAGTAAAAATGAAAAACTTAGACCCTAGGTCTTCTTCGTTTACAAAAAGTGCATACAAAGATTTAGCTAAATCGGTTGGTTTCTATGGAGGTATAGGTGGAGTAACCGATACTTTAGTTTCTACTCCAGGGGATCAACTTAATTTATTTTTTGATGAAGATCAGGATATTAAAAATAAAAGAGGAAGTGACAGAGCAATTGCAACTTTAAAAGAAAAAATAAAGTTTGGTGCAGAAGGATTTCTCTTAGGAGGTATTCCTGCAAGTTTACCTGCTGTAGGTTTAGGAGTAAAATATGGTTTATTTAAACCTATGGCGATTGCTGCTAAAGGACCAGGTAGAGTTATCGTTAATCGTGTTGTAGACCCTATATTAGAAGCAGGGTCTAAAATTTTAGGTTCAGAAAAATCAGGTCTTCCTACGTTGCTTAGAAAAGCAGGAGATGCAAAAAAGAAATTTATGGATAAGTATCCAGCGTATAAAGATTGGAGAATGTTTGATCCTAATTCTGTTAATAGAACAGAAAGATATTTAAAAAGATTGGACAAATACGTGTTATCTTTTTTAAGATCTGACGGAGATATTTATGGAGAAGGTGCTCAATTAATTCGTGATGCAGAAAAAGCAGTTGCCATTGATGTAAGACAGACCAATGAGTTTTTAGATTTAATAGATCAAAAGGTTTATGACTTAGGAGCTAAGTTTAAAAAGAACTTTTTTGATAAAGGTCAGTCTGATTTAATTATGAATCAACAAAAAGAAAAAATATTTGATTTTTTAAAAGGAAATGCAAAATTAAGTGAGTTAGATAAAACAGTTAGAGAACCTGTAAAAGAACTGAAACGTTTAGTAACTCAACTAAATAAACAGTATGGAGAGGCTTTAGATCCAAAGGTCACAAAGGAATTAGGCAATAGTATTATTCAAGATGCAGACACTTATCTAAAACAAACTTTTTCAGCCTTTCATAATCGTAGCTATGCTTTATCAAAACCTTTTAGAGAAAAAGCGGTTAAAAATATGGAAGACTATATAAAGAGTAATCCTGAATTATTACAAGATGTATTGGAAAGAACCCCTGGAATTTTTGGTAAGGCAACAAAAGAAGTTGCTATGAAAGATCCTACTTTTCAAAAAAATTTAAACACGGCCGCAAATAATTTAATTGATCGTATTTTAACTAAAGCTAGAGATCCGAAAAAAAGACCTGATCAAATTATTAGAATTGTGGCTAATGCCTTGAAAATGGACAAAAATAAAATTAAATCAGCTGGAGTAAGAATTGGAGAACAGTTTCCTGATTTTGTAAAAAGAACTTTGGGTGAATCAAAAGATTATAGATCAGCAGTTTTAGACACAGTTATTCAAAACTCAAAAACTATTTACGATAAAAAACTTTTTGACAATTTGTTAAAAGAAGGTTTAAAAAACAGATGGATTTTTACTTCACAAGAAGCTGCATCTTTAGGACCTGGAAAAGGGGGTAGAAATTTATTAAATACTGATAATTTACAACGTATTCAAAGAAGCTATAAAGAAGGTGAGTTTTTTCAAAGTGATATGTTTGCCAGAGACTATTTCACAACTCCAGAAATTGCAAATGCAATTCATAGAGTAAAGCAGGGCTTTACAAACTGGATGGATGTTCCTTTATATAAATCTGTTATGGCAATGAAATCAGGAGCTCAGTTTGCAAAAACAGTATTGTCTCCTATGACTCAAATTAGAAACGTAACGTCTGCTTCAATGTTTGCTTCAGCAAATGGACTTATAGGAGGAAAAGCTTCTATACTTGATGCTTTTAAAATAATTGCTGATGATATTGCAAAAACAGATGATTTTATCTCGTTAACAAAAATGCAAGCAATTGTGGAAGATAAAATAGCAAGAGGAATTTTAGATGAAAATATTATGACCCAAGAATTAAAAACTGTTTTCGATAAATCTAAAAAAAGTGCTTTTGCTTCTTCTGAAAAACTCATAGAGTTTTTGACAAAAAATAAATATATGAAAAAAGCAACTGAACTTTATCAAGGTGGAGATAACGTTTGGAAATTTTATGCGGATGAATTTTATCAACAGGCTTTAAAACCTGCAGTCAAAAGTTTAGATGATGTAAATGAATGGTATAGAACAGTTGCAAATGAGTCTTGGAACCCAAACAGTTTAAGGACAGGATCCAAAAAAACTTTAGAAGATGGTATTAAAGATATATCGGCTTGGTTGACTACCAATACAATGCCAACTTATAGTAAAGTACCTAAAATTATTCAAAACTTAAGATACTTACCTTTTGGTAACTTTATCGCTTTTCCCGCGGAAATGATAAGAACAACAGCAAATATTTTATCTATTGGAGGAAGAGAGCTTACAAGTACAAATCCTTTTATTCGACAAATGGGAGCTAGACGACTTCTTGGTTTATCCGCAACAACAGGAGGTTTTACTTACGCAACAACAGAAGCAGCAAAATATGTTACAGGAGTTACCCAAGAACAATTAGATGCTTATCAAAGATCCTTTGGTCCTTACTACGAAAAAACAGCAAAACTAGTTCCGGTAAGTGCTCCAGATAAAAATGGTAATTTTAAATATATAAATTTATCTTATTTTAATCCTTATGATTATGTGCAAAAACCTGTGGCTGCTTTATTGGATGCAAGCGTGGGAAGATTGTATAATAAAGCAATGAGGCCGGAAGAAGCGGATCAAATAGTTTACAGATCATTTTTTGGTGATCCTGTAACAAGACAACCTGGTATTTTGGAAGAACTACTAGATCCATTTATCAGTGAATCTATCGCCACTGAAAGATTTATTGATGTAACTTTTAGAGGTGGCAAAACAAAAACAGGCAAAGAGATTTACTATGAGCAAGATAGTTTTCCAGAATATTTTACTAAATCCTTAGCTCACGTTATTGGTTCTTTAGAACCTGGTGCTTTTAGAAGTGCACGAAGAATTTATGATGGAGCAACTCAAAGATTTAGTGATTATGGAACTTTATATGATACCAAAACAGAAGCGATTGCTTTATTGGGAGGTGTTCGTTTACAAGACGCTAGACCTGTAAATAGTATTCCATTTGTTATTACATCTTTTAATAAAGATCAAAAAAACGTAAACGATAAACTTACAAGCACTATCTATAAAGCTAATAATTCATTAACCGATAAATTAAATGCTTACAAAACTGCTATGATTGAGTCCTATGACTCTCAACAACGTATGCAGACTTTTATAAAAGATGCCAAAACTTTGGGTATTTCAAAAAGAAAAATTGAAAAACAATTAGAAGATCGTTTAACTAAATCAAAAACTAAAAAAATAATCAAAGGAGAATATATACCTCCTACATATTCAGAAGAAGTTTTCGAAAAAACTATTCAACGTATGAGAAAAGAGGCCATAGACAGAACAGGTAGAGTTCCGACAAGTGATAAATTTAGAGCTTTATTAAAAGCACCTAAACGTTTTGAAAGATTAAAAAAACGTATAAATGAGTACAGTTTAAAAAAACCAAAGGAACAGTTTTTAGAAAGAGTAGATACTCTATTCAACCGTTATTTACTACGAGAAGAAGAGCAAATAAAACCAGGTCTTCGTGAGATAAGAGGATTGGAGTCAAGCGTACCCAGCAAACCTGACCTTGGACCAGGAATTACTCAAGATATTCCCCCTTCACAACAGGTCGTAAATGTAGTAAACCCATTACAGGGAGTTTTACCTACAGGATTAACTAGAACTGAAACAGCTCTATTAAGTCCATCTGAACAGGCAATAAGATTAAGACAAAGAGGATTAAGCTAATGAATCCAAATGAACTATATCAGTATTATTTAAATGCTTATAGCATCCCACAGTCTACGGATATGGGTGTTTCGTCTGTTGCTCCTATTGCAGATTTTCAAGTAAGAGATTCTGGTATTGCAACGCTTCAACCTACTACAACAGGAACAGGAACAATGCCTACACTTTTTGGAATGACACCTAGTCAATATGCAAAAAGTTATGTGAACAATCCAGCAAATGTTCTTGGAACTTTAGCAAGTTATACGTTAGGACCTATACCTGGATTTTTAACAACAAGAGGAGCTATGGAAGCTCAAAGAAGAGGTTTGCTACCCCAAACATTTAGTGATGTGTTTAATTCAACAGGCCCTGCATCTTTAGGAATTGGCAGCTTTGCAGATAGTATGGCTATGGCTGAATCTGTTGATGGTGGTTTTGATGACAGTGGTGGACCAGATTCAAGTGATACAGGTTATGATTCTGACGATAGTGGTTACGGTGGTGGTGTAACTGGAGGAGGCTTTGGAGAATAATGGCAAACGGTAAACAACCAGAGACACAAGGCGAACACATCGTAGCAATTTACGGTCACATTGAAGGACTGAAAAAAGGTCATGATGTTTTTGATCAAAACCTGAATAGAGTTGAAGGTAAGTTAGACAAGTTTGAAAATTATTTAATAGAATTACATAAGAAATTAGATGAAAGATTCATTACAACAACATGGTGGGTCGTTGGTGGCCTGGCTACATTAGTTGCTACAATCATAGGAATTTTAACATTTCAGTAGAAAAAAGTCTTCCTGAGAGCCTCAGTTTTTAACGAAACGACCTTGACACGACCTCTGGTACCCCCTATATATTACGCAGGTGCAACATTTTGTTGGCCTATTAAACTTGCTTAATAATAAGGAGGATAATTATGACAGCACTAGATTTAATCAATAAATTTAACAAAGATGTATGGACTCAAGGAGATAAATTCTTTGAAGACGTATTTGATAATATGTTTACAAATATGTCTGTGGGTTCAGCAATGAAATCTTTTCCATTTTACAACGTGGTAAAATATGGAAAAGGTGAATACGGTCTTGAAGTAGGACTAGCAGGCTTCAACAAGAAGAATGTAAAAGTTCAATACAAAGACGGTGTTCTATCTATATCTGGTCAAGTAGAAGACTCTGAAAAAGAGTACGTTCAAAAAGGACTAGCTGCTAGAAAATTCTTCAAACAATTTGAACTACACAAAGATGTTGTGGTAAATGAAGCTGAGATGAAAGATGGCGTGCTATCTGTAAAACTTGGTGTTAATGAACCAGAAGAAATTAAAGCACAAGATATAGAAGTTAAATAATGACATTCGGCGATGATCCCTTTGGGCACAACAAAAATCTCAGAGGGGTCAAGCCAATAGAGTTTATAATTATTTTTTTACTTGTTTGGTATTTACTGGCTCACTAGATCCAATCTTTAAGTTCATCTCCTGTGATTTTACTAGCGATATCCATTTTCTTACGTAAGGCTTTTACAATTTTATCATCTACAGTGTCTTCACAAATAATATCAACATAAGTCATTTTTCTAGTTTGACCTGCTCTATTAATCCTAGCTTCTGATTGAATTCTTTTTTCAAGATCATAACCATTAGAGTAATAAATCATAACATTTGCTTCTGTTAATGTAATTCCATAGCCACCTGTTTGAGGAGTACCAATTAAAAATCTTACAGGACTATTTGGATCCTGAATCTTATCAATATTCGATTGTCTAATCTCCTGTGGTGTTTCACCATAGTAAGTGACATATGATTCTTTACCATATTGTTTTTCTACTGCCGCAACAATTTGCTTGATGTCATGTTTATAATGAGCCCATATAATGGCTTTACCTTCCACTTCTTCTAATGTTTCCATTAACGCAGTCAATCGTTCATTTTTTACATCTTTAATAGTTCCATCGTCTGCAGTAAAATGACCACAAGTAATTTGATGAAGTCTCATTAATTGAACTAATGCAGTTGCTGTTGTCATGAGTTTGCCATCAAGTTGAGCAAGAGCAAGTTGTTTCATTTGAGTATATATTTTCTTTTGCTCTGGTGTCATTTGAATAACACGTTTAGTAAAAGTATATTCAGGCAAATCTAAACAATCTTCTTTTAAACAACGATATGAAAACGATTCTAGTTTCATAGCTAGTTCTGGTAAGTTCTTATGACCTACAACAATTTGAACAGATCTACCACCAAAATTAGCGGTTCGCATAATAGAATACCTGGTCCTGAAAGTGTAATAAGAGCTATGGCCAAGTAACCAAGGATCAAGGAACTCACATTGTTTATATAGATCAAGTGGATTTTTCGTAACAGGAGAACCTGTTAAAATTCTTCTGTATTTTGTTTTTTCTCCTAAGGCTACAATATTTTTAGTTCTTTTTGCATCCGGACTTTTAATTGTTGTAGACTCATCAATAGCCATTAGTACATTGTGTGTGCGAATAAATTTAGCTGCAAACTCAACACCTTTATTTGTTGATAAAGCTTCAACATTCATCAATAAAATGTGTAAATCTTCACCTGGTTCAAATAAAGTTTTTAACTCTGTTTCTTGTTTTTTATTGATTAAAGCCTTCCAGAGTACCATTTTTTTCTCAATATGTTCAGGCATATGTGTTGGAATTTCATTATTATACCAGTTTGAATAAACACCTTTTGGTGCTATAATTAGCGCCCCATTTATTTTACCTTTATCATAGAGCATAGATATATTATCAATCAGGACTTTTGATTTACCGGTTCCCATTTCCATAAAGTAGGCGTAAACCTCTTTATTCCATGATTTTTCAAGCGCTGTAATTTGATGCGCATATGGCTTAGTTTTGAATTTATAATTCATAATTTTTACCTTTGTTTATTTTTATCTTTCTATTGACGATTATATAATAAATGTTATTTACTTGTCAAGAAATTATGGAAAGTAAAGTTTACATATTACAAGAATTACCAGGAACTAACAAAGGAACGCCAAAATTCAATGTTATTGGTGCTTCGAAATACGGCAAATTAAAAACATTATTGCCTGAATTTAGTCAAATTATTATGTCACCAGGTCCCCTTGTGTTTAAGTTAAGAAAATTATTAAAAGATTATACAGAAAAAGATTATCTTCTACTTACAGGCGATCCTGCAATTATTGGAGTCGCGTGTTCAATTGTTTCTGATTTAACGAACGGAAAATACAATCTTTTAAAATGGGATCGTCAGGAACACACTTACTATCCAATAGAGATTAATTTATATGAACAGGGAAAGATTGAAGAATAGACTTGACATAGGATATTATGGCATTATATTAAACACAATTATAACTCAAACTACGAAAGGCATAAAGCAATGAGTATAAACTTTGAAGAAGATAAACAAGATCAGCTAAAGTTATCTACGGATGCTGATAAAAAATCTTTAGCAGAACAAGTTGACAAACTTTCTATGCTAGAAGATGAAATTGCTAGAGCTGAAGAGCAATTAAAAAAATTAAAACAGCAAGCAGAAGTTCTTTCAGGAGACACCATTCCAACAATGATGACTGAAATGAACATTAAAACAATGAAATTAGCAGACGGCTCAGCTGTAGAAGTAAAGCCCGTCTACGGTGCTTCCATTCCTGTAGCAAAAAAGGAAGAAGCATTTAAATGGCTTCGTGAAAATGGCCTGGGTGATCTTATTAAAAATGAGGTTACTGTTTCCTTTGGTCGTAACGAAGATAACAAGGCGGTGCAGTATGCATCCCTTGCGCAAGGTCAAGGGTATGAACCTATCCAGAAATTAAAGGTTGAACCCATGACACTTAAGGCTCTGGTCAGAGAGCGTCTCGAATCTGGAAAAGAGATGCCCTCTGATCTATTTAATGTGTTCGCAGGAAGCCGAACTAAAATAACGAGAACATAGGAGGAAAAAATATGTCTCAAGAACAATTAAAAAAGAAACAAGAACAAAATGCAGTAGTCGAAAAAGAAAAAGCTGGTGCATTGTCTGTAAGCTTTCTTGAAAGCGATGCAGACCAAGGTTTGAGTAATATAGGTCATGATGATCTTGCTTTACCATTCCTTAAAATCCTAGGTCAACTATCTCCAGAAGTTAATAAGAGAGATGGTAAATACGTTAAAGGCGCTGAGCCTGGAATGATTTACAACTCTGTTACTGGAGATTTGTTTGATGGGGAAGAAGGTATCCAAGTCATACCTTGTCATTACAAATTAGAATATATTGAGTGGCAAGATAGAGGCGAAGGTCCTGGTGCTCCAGTAGCGATTCACCCTTCATCTAGTGACATCCTATCACAAACTACTAGAGGAGCTGACTTTAAAGATAGATTATCAAATGGCAACTATGTAGAAAAAACTGCTAGTCATTTTATAATCATTAATGGTCAAACTCCAACTACAGCTTTAATTGCCATGAAATCAACGCAATTAAAAACTAGTAGAAAGTGGAACTCAATGATGCAAAGCATAAAGCTAAAAGGAAAGAACGGATTGTTCACTCCTGCATCGTTTAGTCATACTTACAAACTTAGAACTGTTCCTCAATCAAATGATAAAGGACAATGGTTTGGATGGGAAGTTAGCAAAATTGGTCCAATCGAAGATCAAGGATTGTATCAACAAGCTAAGTCTTTCTACGAAAGCGTTTCAAAAGGTGATGTTAAAGTAAAACATGGTAATGAATCTTCTGAGAAATCAGATGATTCTATCATGTAATTTACATCACTTTAAAACTACGGGTGGCTTATTGTTTAGCAGCCACCCGTAAATAGTTAGGGGAAATATGTATACAGATTTATTTATAGAGATCTTTACAGGCTTAAAAAGAAACCATGGACAAGCTCACATGGATCAAGTTATTATTGATCCTAAGACAGGAAAGAAAAGACCCAAATATGATTGGGCACATAAAGAAGTTACAAAAGAAGATTACATTGCTCACTTAAATGGAAAGCAAGCACTTGGTATTCAACCTTGTGATGATGAAGGAATGTGCAGCTTTGCTGCAATTGATATAGATGATAAACAGCACAGCTATACAAATTTTCCTTACCAAACTTATTTAGATTTAATTTCAAAATATGATTTACCAGTTGTACCGGTTAAATCAAAATCAGGTGGATTGCATTTATATGTGTTCACAAAAGAACCTGTTAAAGCAATCTTCTTAAGAAATTTTTTAGAGAAGTTATTACTCTCTTTATCTTTACCATCCAATATTGAAATTTATCCAATGCAAACGGAATTAGGACAAGATCCTGATGGTGAATGGATTAATGGTAAATTTATCAATCTTCCCTATTTTGGAAAAAAAGAAAGAGTTTCAATAACCTTTGAAGGTAAAGAAAGAACCTTTGAAGAGTTTATGGAAGTTGTAAAAATTAATAGATATTCAAAAGAAGAATTAGAAAATTTTGCAAACCAACACGTAAAGAAAATGTTGATGGGTGGTAGTGCTGAATTTGAGGATGGTCCACCTTGTTTACAAATATTAACCAAAGATAAATTAAAAGATGGTCGTGATCGTTTTTTATATAATTATATGGTGTTTGCTAAAAAGAAATATCCTGATGAATGGGAAACTAAAATACTAGAAGCAGCTCGTGAATATATTGTTTATGACAAAGTTTGGGGTGATGCTAAAGTTCAACAAAAAATAAAAGCCTGGAAAAAAGAAACTAAAGGATACACCTGTGAGGAAGATCCTATTTTTGGTGTGTGTCAAAAACCAGTATGTAGAGAAAGAACTTTTGGTATATTATCTGATAAGAAAAAGAACTGGCCTCCATTTAGTAATTTAACAAAAATAAACTATCAACCGGATCCTCAATATACATTTGATGTAACCTTAAGGGATGGTAAGGTTAAAGAAGTTAAAGTTCCAAATCAAAATATATTTTACAACAAAGCTTTACTCAAAGGTTGTGTTACAAAGTATGCAGATATTCATTTGCCTGACATCAGACCTTTTCAATATGATGATCATATTAATAAATTGTTTCCACCAAAAAATATTTATGATCCACCTAAAAGTGCAACATTAGAAGGTCAATTTGAAAATCAATTAAAAGAACATATTAATGGAACTAAAGCAAAAACATTTGCGTCATTTAAGACAGGATCTATTCTTATTGAAGATAATGTTGCTTTTTTTAAAATAGATTCTTTTCATAAACGTTTAAAAAACCAAGAAATAAAATTTACGTTACAAGAAACTATTAAGTTTATGATGGATCATTATGGTGCAGAAGAAATGGGAAAAAGATTTCCTAAAAAAGATACAGATAAAAAGTCTAACCCACCCATTACAGTTATTCAAATTCCAATTAGTAAAAAATTAGAAAAAGAAAATGAGACAATTGAACTTGTACAAATGAAAAAGAGAGAGGAGATATTTTAATGATTAAAAAAATATTTGGTCCTCCTGGTACTGGTAAAACAACAACCCTTCTTAACTTAGTGGACGATTACATTCGTAAAGGAACTCCTCTTCACCGTATTGGTTATTTTGCATTTACAAAAAAAGCTGCAGAAGAAGCAAAAGAACGAATGAAAAAAAGAAACCCAGGTGTATTTAAAAATAGAGATTTAAGATTTTTTCAAACATTACATTCTCTATCTTTTAATTCTTTAGGTATGAGTGAAGATAATGTCATGCAGCCAGTTCATTATGAACAGATCGGTGAGGAACTTGGTGTTAGAGTCCAGGAGACCGATGAAAGTTATTTTTTAAATTCTAATAATGAATATTTTAAACTTATTAATAAAGCTCGAGTCAAAAAGATTTCTGTCGAAGATGAATATAATACGAATGAATGGAGCTCTAATATTGATTTAACCGTTCTACTTTATATTTATAAAAACTTTTGTCAGTTTAAAGAAGCTTTTCATTTAGATGACTATACAGATATGATTGAAAAATTTACCAAGCATTCAGAAAAATGTCCTGATTTTGATGTTGTTTTTATTGATGAAGCTCAAGATTTAGCTCCCATACAATGGGATTTATTTGATATTTTAAAAAAGAAATCAAAAGATATTTATTTAGCAGGAGATGATGACCAAGCTATTTTTGCCTGGGCAGGTGCAGATGTAGATCGTTTTGTTAATGAGCCCGCTGATGAAGACATTGTTTTAAATCAATCGAGAAGGGTTCCAAGGCTTATTATGGAACAGTCACAGATTATTATTGATCGTATACAAGGTGTTCGAAAAGAAAAACAATATAATGCGCGTGATGTTGAAGGACATGTTCAACATATTTATTCTATTGATAGTCTAGATTTATCTGAAGGAGAATGGTTGATTTTAGGAAGAACTACTTATCGATGTCAGGAAATATGCAAGCAGTTAAAAGAAAATAAAAATTATTTTAAATATGATAAAAAACCTTTTTTTGGAAAAAGTTTTGATACAAAACTCTTAAAATGTATTGACCTTTGGACTGACATGACAAAAGGTAACTCAGTTTCTATTTCTGATTTTAAAGATATTTGTGAATATTTAAGTATTGATTTTGATGAATCTAAACTAAAAAATAAAACAGAAGTTTTCATATCTGATATTGGATATAGAAAACAAACACCATGGTTTGATGCTTTTACAAATGCACCTCAGGATGAAAGTTATTACATCAGAACATTGTTAGCCAATGGTGAAAAACTTAGAGAAGAACCTAGAATAAAAGTTTCAACAATCCATGCAGCTAAAGGCGGAGAATGTACAAATGTTGTTTTAATTTTAGACAACACTGAAAAAATTCGAAGAGCAATGGAAATCAATACACAAAAACAAGATGAAGAACATCGAGTCTGGTATGTTGGAACGACTCGTGCTAAAGAAAATCTTTATCTACTTAAACCAAAAATAGACAGGAAAGGCTATAACTTATGAGCAGTAAACAAGACTTAGACAGAATATTTCCATCCATGAATCAAATTGGTGGTGAACATTATAAACTAAAAATTCAACCTTTTAAATTTATTATGGAAAACAATCTTAATTTTTTTCAAGGCAATGTAATAAAATATGTTGTGCGTTATCAGAAAAAGGGTGGTGTTCAGGATCTAAATAAGATAATTCATTATTGTGAATTAGAAATAGAACGAATGAGAAAAAATTGGGATAAAGAATAATGAATTATAAATTAACCGCAGTATTTGATTTAGGTTTAATTACATGCCTTTTAATTTTTTACTTTGTGAAAGGAATATAAAATGAGAGTACCAATATTTGAAGCACAGACAGAATGGATTGAACCTGACGAATTTCCAGATCTAAGATCATACGATGAAATTGCTGTTGACTTAGAAACAAGAGATCCAGATCTTAAATCAAAAGGATCGGGATCTGTGATAGGTAATGGTGAAGTGGTAGGAATTGCAGTAGCTGTGCCTGGAAGAAAGTTTTACTTTCCAATTGCACACGGCTCGGGTCCGAATATGAACAAACAACGTGTCCTAACATGGTTTAAAGATACCATGAAAACTTCAGCAGACAAGATATTTCATAACGCAATGTATGATGTATGTTGGATAAGATCTATGGGCATACAAATAAATGGCCGTATTTTTGATACCATGATTGCTGCAAGTTTGATTGATGAGAATAGATATGCTTATACATTAAATGCATTGTCCTGGGAATATTTAGGTCATGGTAAAAATGAAGCTGCATTGAATGAAGAAGCAAAGTCAAGAGGTTTAGATCCAAAAGCAGATATGTGGCAACTTCCTGCAATGTATGTTGGGGCCTATGCAGAAAAAGATGCTGAACTTACCTTAGAGTTATGGCAATGTTTTAAAAAAGAAATTATGCACCAGGACATTGAGTCTATTTTTCAGTTAGAAACAGATTTATTTCCTTGTCTTGTAGACATGAGATTTAAAGGAGTCAGGGTCGATGCCGAAAGAGCTCAAACATTGAAACAACAATTAATTTCACAAGAAGAGCAGTTAATGCTAGAAATAAAAAAACAAACAGGACTAGATGTCCAAATAATGGCTGCAAGATCGATTGCCAAAATGTTTGATAAACTTGGTTTAGAATATACAAGAACCGAGAAATCAAAAGAACCTTCCTTTACTAAAAATTTTTTACAGGAACATAAACATCCCCTGGTACAAAAGATAGCAAAAGCAAGAGAGATTAACAAGGCTCATTCTACGTTTATTGATTCAATATTAAAGTTTCAACATAAAGGTAGAATACATGCAGAAATTAACCAGATTCGTTCTGATGCCGGAGGTACGGTGACAGGTCGTTTTAGTTACAACAATCCCAATTTACAACAACTTCCAGCCAGAAATAAAGATCTTGGTCCCCTAATCAGATCTTTGTTTTTACCAGAAGAAAATTGTACTTGGGGTTGTTTTGACTACTCACAACAAGAACCAAGACTTGTTGCACATTATGCATCACTACATAAGTTTCCATCTGTATATGATGTGGTCGATGCATACAACAGTAATAGCGATACAGACTTTCACAAAACGGTGGCAGAGATGGCGGAAATACCTAGAGACCAGGCTAAAATTATTAACCTTGGGTTATTCTATGGTATGGGTAAAGCAAAATTACAAGCTGAACTTGGAGTATCTAAAGAAAAAGCTGCAGAATTATTTGAGCAATACCATGCTAAGGTGCCTTTTGTAAAACAACTTACAAATTCTGCTTCTAACCGTGCACAACAACGTGGTCAGATACGAACACTTCTTGGGAGATTGTGCAGGTTTCATTTGTGGGAGCCAAACATGTTTGGGATGCACAAAGCCTTGCCTCATGAAGATGCACTCAGGGAACACGGACCAGGGATTAGAAGAGCTTATACTTACAAAGCTTTAAATAAACTTATTCAAGGATCTGCTGCTGATATGACAAAAAAAGCAATGTTGGATTTACACAAAGAAGGTATTGTTGCACATATTCAAATTCACGATGAATTAGATTTATCTGTTGAATCTTCAGAACATGCAAATAAGATTGTTGAGATTATGGAAAATGCTGTTAAACTAGAAGTTCCCAACAAAGTTGATTATGAATCAGGTGAGAATTGGGGTGACATTTATGACTAAGGAGAAAATATGGCATATCTTAACGCAAATATTCCACCTATTTATTGCAAAATTAGGACTGAGTATCTCTATGACATGGATATGTCTAAAAAAGGTGAGCAAGACTGTGTGGTCTTTGGGATTGCAAGTATATCAGGACGCGCCTTATTATTTCACATCATGCTCCCGAATGGTGCGGTCTACTATCGGTTGCCTATCTCAGCTTTTTTCCAAAAACATTTACAAAGAGCCGAGGTGCCGGATATGTCGGTCGACCAGCTACAGTTG